CTATCTATAGCATTTCTTATTTTCATAGCAATGTGTGCGTTATTTTCTGCACGTTGTTCCATTCTACGTATCATTTTGCTCATATAACCTCCATCATTATAAATACTATTTGTTAGTTCAGCATCAGATGAATATTTTGCAAGATCAATTAAATCTTCTTCACTTATATTATCATCCAATCGAGAATTATAATAAATAGCATCGATATATTTATTTTTTGTTTTACAATACATAATAAACCATCGTGTATATAAATATGCTATCAATAAGTCATCATGACCACCATTTTGTTTATGATCTATTCTACCATGTTTATCAACAATAAGTCCAGAAACTTCATTAATGATTGTTTTATCATGTATTTTCGATCCTTGTTCATATATAGAAACACGCAAAACATCTCCATACATAATTTTTCTTAAATTATGAACTAATGATACTCCAAGTTTACCATCTTTTTCATCTTTATATATTCTAGAAGGACCCATATTTTCAGAAATTATTTCTATAGCAGGTAAACCAACATAATTACGTTCTGGTACAAGTATTGATCTAGGAAATAAATAAAGTAAAATATATGCTACTGCTCTAGCAAATCTAACTACAGAATATTGATTACATCTCATAGTGAATACAACTTCTGAGTTTGTAACATCTAGACCTACCAATGTTGAATAGTCACGTCTGGTATTTCCTGAACAGTCCATACCAAATACAATATGATGTGATTGATTTTTTAAAACCTCAGGATCTCTATAAAATTTTGCAACATAAATTCTATCTATCATCATTATTCTAACAGGATCAATAACTGTTTTACTTAATTGCTCAACACGTTCTTGTCCTAATGGGTGATCAGCATTAGAATCCATCCATATATTAAGAATACCACGATTGAACTCATCCAAACCACCACATTGTCTACGCATTTCTTCAAGATAATCCATTGGTTTATTTAATTCATACCATTGGAATTCTATCCTTAAGAAAAACTGTCCATTATTATTATTTTGTATGTATTCTTTGATTTCTTTTTTATCTACTGCTATTGGAAATCCATCTTTATCATAGATAACTTTGTCATATAATAGTTCTGTAAATGGGGCACAATCTTCAAAAAAATTATATGCCCAAGCACCACTTTTTGTATTCTTACTACCAGCAGTAGTTGTAATAATAATATGGTGGTGAGAACCATTTCTTTCAGCCATTTTTGATACAGTAGAATAAGCAGGAATTGCTGCACCATATTGTACCCAGTTATATGGAATAAATGCGAACTCGTCATACCACTGACCCATAGTTGAAGCACCACGTCCAACGTTATTGGCGGATTCCTCATCTCTTCCTGGTGCACGGATCATTATAGTATTTTTAAAATTCGGAGTCTTATAAATAAGACCATGCATATTATCAGTATCTGAATTAGTTTTAAGATTTAGATACTTTGGTAATGTTTCTCGAATATCTTTTACACGAGCTAAGTTTTGAGTTACTAATGCACTATTGTTACCAAAAAATACAGTAGAAAAGTTTTTAGAACCCCAATAAATTAACCAATCGTAAAAGATAGCAACAGTGTATGATTTATAACACTGACGAGGAATTACTATATAAGAATGCAAATCATTTAATAAAGACCATATAATTGCTAAAGTTGCACGAGTTAATTCAAACCTTGCTGGGACATCTGTTGCTGGTATTCTTACAATTTCTCTAAAAAAATACCACGGATTCTTACCTATTTCTATATGTACACGCAATTTTTGTTCATCTGTTAAATTTGCTTCGTCTAAAGGATCGATATCAACCAATGTTTCATCATACAACTGTAAGAAAAATACATTATTTGTGATACCCATTTCCTTCAGAATATAATGCATACGTAAAAAAGAAGTATTTTTAGTATTATATTGAATCATATATAGTATTATTTTAAAGTAAAATTATATAATAAGGAGGGTTCATACTACCCTCCTTATTATTTTTAATGCTCGATAACAAGTTTATTTATTCTATAAGACCCATCAACATTTAATTTATCACATATAAGATATGTGCATTTAGAACTACCAACTCTCACTTTAAATTTACGTTTATTGGTTGATTTTAAAAAATCCATGACTGGTTGTTGAAACTTAATAGATGTTGGTTTATCTAATTCTAATATTCTTAATGCTTCTTTATCATGAGCTTTAAAATTAATGTGTTTATTATAAATTTTAAAAGTTTTTGGTTTCTTTGATTTATAAATCGATGTCATTAAAACTGGATACTTTTTTACACGTTTCTTTTCTAAATCGTTTACATCACGAAATTTATATTTTCCATCACTAATCAATAAACTCAATTCAGTTAAAGTTATATCATAATATGATGATTCACCAATGTTGATCCTTCCGTCAAAAATATCATCACATAGTTGTAAAAATAATTCGTCATTGATTTGTCCTGACATTTAAATTCACTCCATTTATGGTTATATATTTATATAATGATTAAAATACATTTTAATATAAATGTTTTAAATAGAAGGTTTTTATGAAAAGTTTAAAATATGATGATTTTATGAATCCTTTTAAAGGAAATGCTGCAATAAATTTAAGACCGAAATTAGAAGAATACAAACGAAGTTATTTTGAAAAATATGCTAAAGATATATTAGTTTCATGCGTTTATAATGATAGATATGATCGATATACTTTCTTTTTTAAATTTCCGTCTGGTGAAAACGATAAATATCCTACAGCAATTATGTATGATATAGTTTTAGAATTTAATCCACCGAAAAATGAAAAAAATTTAAAACATATTTCAGAATTAACCCCATATGAAATTTTAATGTTTTCTAATTCTCCGAGTTTTATTTTTACGTTTGATTATGTTATAAAACATACTTATGGTTTTCCTCATTGCATAGGATTCAACCATCTAAGCAAAGTTGCTATAAGTAAAGCTCCAGAAACAAGAAATACTTTACAAATAATGACTCTTGAAAAAAGCACTTGGATGTGTTTTTTTCATTTAGTACACAATGGCTATATGAATAAAGAAATGTGTAAAACGATTATGAGTGATAAACCAGAATCGTTTTTTGCAAAAAAGGTTGATTCACAACCTATGAAATTAAAAGAAATCGATGAATTGAAAAAACTTATGAAAGAAGAAAAATTAGCAGACAAACAAAGAAAAACACAGATGGACGTAAAGAAGAATTATAATGGTGAGGATAAAAAGAAAAATCCTATGGCTTTCTCTTTTAGAATTAAAAACGATAAAAAAATGCGTAGAATAATGAAACATAATAATACGGATCAGTTTAAAGCTAATATGCATAAATCATTTAAAGTTGGAGGAAAACGATGATTGAATATGATTCAGAAGGTAGTTATTCTGAAGAACAGATTTTAGACGAATCTAATCAAATTCTTAAGGAATATATCGATAACATAGATTCACAAGTTTCTTGTATAAATCGAAAAGAAGAAGAATTTGATTTTCTAAAAGATTTTTTCTTAAATTTTTTAAATCAAGAAAATTTAGATTCAGTTTATGATAGATCAATATTGATAGACCCAAAATTCACAGATTATGATAAAAATGCTTTAAAAGAAATAACTTTAAGATTAGACAGTATTTTTGAAAAAGGAATGGGGATATCATTATTAGAAAAAGAGATATGTAAATATTATTATCTTTATGATATTTTTGTTTTACATTTTATAATGTATTTTACTATTTATTTAAATGGATTACAAAAACTCACACAAGATTGGGAAGAAGATATTCCAAATTGGAACGAACTGTCATTTAAAAAATATATGGAAAAAAATAATCCAAATGACACAAGAGGAGCTGAAGCCCCTCTTGCAACTATCGATAATGTCGACAGTTATTTGGATTATATTTTGCTTGATGGTGTTTTCGCTGAATCATTTTTTGAAATATGTCTTTTGGAATCTGAATCGAATGTTGCTCTAACAGAGTTGGTTGTAGAAAACGCCAATCAAAGAATAATATTCGATAACGAGTTCTTCAGACTTAAGATTGAGAAGATTCTTTCTCTTGAAGAAGTACGCAGTATTATTAAAACCAATTTTATCGAAACGTGTTTTAATAATGTTGGTGCAAACATTGTTTAGTTTGATCCCTTTATTTAAGGTTTCAAATTCTTCATAGATTGACATAACATGTTTAACACGTTCGTCCTGAATATAATCTTCTAATTCTTTTGTTTTACTTTTAATTATTTTACGAACAGCCTTATCATACGCTGTAACGTTTTTCACGAGAGACCTGTTATGGGTCTCTCCATTTTTTATCATTATTGCAGCTTTATCTCCACCATTGTATGCATAAAATGCATACTTATCACCAAATCTTTTGTATAAATCTTGATAATATCCAATTGTTAAAACCATGTAATAACAATAAGTAGAAGTTATTTTTGATTCGTCTTCTGGTGTAAATGCTTTCACAAATCGTTTATTATTAAGATTTGCAGAATTCAATTGAGAAGGCCCTAAATCGATAGTTCCATTCTTATTTGTATTCTTAAAATACTTAAAATTACAACTTTCATGAACCATTAAACTATAAAAATTCATCCTTAATTCAGGACAATCTTTTGTATAATACAAGAAGGCGTCACAATATTCTTCAGGAATATGATCTTTATAAAAAGATTCGATGAGTTCATCATCATTAAGTCTATTATAACTCATCTCTATTAAAAGATCAGTTGTTATTGGTAATGCTGGATTAATTCTAATTGCATGACAAGTTAATACCATAAACATAGACATAATTGTTGTGACTAAAAAACGACGATGTGCTTTCATTTTCATTCTCCATAAATAAAATGTATATAAACATATTGTTTAGTTTTCATTAATATAATATATATTCCATTCGATATTCATCTAAGAAACATATTAATATATTTAAATTGTCGTAAATTACACTGATATGTGAGAAATTATATATCTTGTGATTATGAATATTCATATTTAATCCTAGCTAGGAGGAACCTTATGGCTATTGAAGATAGTGGTTTCGGTATTAGTAGCATATTATTGAAAGATAATTCTATTCGTACCATATCATCCACAAGTTCTTTAGGTATCCTCTCTTCAATCCATCCTGTGTTTGCATCTGACGGTAAAGCAAACAAGATAATTGAAGTGAGTTCATTCAATCAAGTATTGAATGAATTTGGATCCGATTTTGCAAATATTAATGCATATGGTCAACAAAACTTAAATGTTAACCAAGTATTTGATGCTGGTGGAGCATGTTATGTGTGTCGTCTTTTGCCTGATAATGCTAAAACTGCACATATCGCATTTAGAGTCGGCGTTAAAGCTGCAGCTAATATTCCACTGTATAAAAGAAATGGTTATGGTGAGTATGCATTAGACGAAAATGGTAACAAAATACCTCTTACAGTTACAAGACAAACTACACAAACACAAATTAATCCTGAAACACAAGCAGAAGAAGAAGTTGTAGTTGAAGAAACCGTTAATGCTACAACAAGCGGTATCGAATTAAAAGTGGAATTTGTTCATGCTACACCAGAAGAGATGGAAAATTTTGCTTCAGTCTCTGGTATTAAACAGAAATTTGCTAAAG